GGAACTGCAATATTATCATTTATAATATTATTAATTCTACTAATTGGATTAACTTATGCACTAATTAAGGTTGACCCTACAAATATTGCTCTTTGTAATGGAATATGGTTAGCGCTTGTATTATTAATTGGCATTTTGTTAATACCTACAATATATTTGGGTAGAATGACTGATGTAGTAGGATTAGCAGGCATTCTTACTATTGTAATTGTAATCGTAGTTGGATTATTGGGATATTATTTAGGTGATAAAATAATTACTTTTGATTGGGATTATTATTTAAATATTGCATTAATTATATTAATTATTGTAGCAATTATCGGGGGAATTTTTATATCTATACTTATGCGTGATATAAATACATTACTAACTTTTATGTATGTAATTTCAATAATTAGTTTAGTCATATTTGTTTTATTACTGCTATCTAATCATAAAAAACTAAGAGAGAACTCTGATAAATGTATTGATGGGCAAGTAATACCTAATTATCCACTAGAATCTTGGACATTAGTTATTAAGATAGTAAAAATATTTGGTGATTTAATAAGGATTTTTGCAATCAGGAAATTAAGAAGACGATAAATGCAAAAAATAGAAAATTGAAAATTGAAAATTGAAAATTGAAAATTGAAAATTGAAAATTGAAAATTGAAAATTGAAAATTGAAAATTAATTATTATAAAATAATTATTAATAAGAAAATCTTAATAAGTAAATCTTAATAAGAAATGGCAATTGAATTTAAATTATCTAATCAAGGACAAGTTTTACATAATAGTAAAAAAATAATATCGAATGATATATTTGATTTAATTATATTAGATACTGGTTATACTTATCGATTATTTAGTGATAATTTTAAAAATGAAGATTATAGGAATTTTAAAAATTCTTTAGGGCTAGGGCATTGTTCAAGACATTCCTTAAGACATTATTTGATTGATAATGAAATTCTAGATAGTGAAAATTTCATAGAAGATGAAAATGGTAATTACATTACGATAGATAATAAAGGTGTAGATTTAATGTATATATCTGATGCAAGTTGCTGGACTAAAGGAAAACATATGGTTGAATTTTGTGGTAATGAAAAAGATAAAAAATTATTTCAATCACTAGATATTACTATTAGTGAAGGTATTGGAATAAAAAATGCAGGATTAGGTATGGGTTTTAGATTATTTGAAATATTAAAATCACTACATTATTGTGCAATATTTGATATTTCTAATTTAGAAATATACACACATACATTTGAAGATAAAGTATATAAGATTGCTAGGTTAGATATTGATTCTGAAAGTGGATAACTTACAATTTTGTAATATTTTGTAATATTTTGTAATATTTTGTAATATTTTGCAATATTTTGTAATATTTTTTTTTTTAATTTTGCTAAATAATGTATTCTAAATCTATTTTAAATAAATTTTCATTTGAAACAATTTGGTCGGCATTAACAAATTTTAATAAGTTATTCTGGAAGAGGATTAAATTTTGCCCGGTATTATTTACTAGAGTATAAAATCCATTAGACATTACTAAATTAAATATGCAATTTGTATTCGGTGTAATTGCTTTGTCATAAAGAAAGAATGTATTATTATCATAAACTACATAGGTATTAGTTTTCGGATTTTTCATATAAAATTGGTCTTTGCTAAATACAAAATTTGTACCTTTTCCTATCCCTGTTTTAAAAGCCGATTCTAAAATAAATCCTGTTCCATCTGACGCATTGTTCTCTAGCACACCTAAAATTGCACCGCCCATAGTTTTTACACTACCATCATATAATGTTATCAGCTTCATTTGAATTTGGAATGGCACTATATGTAATATAAAAGACATATTATTTTGAGCTTCTATTTGCGGTGTATTAGGATATGCTTTAGTTTGTTTATTTTCAAATGCCAGATACATTATGTTATTGGGGTCAATAACTCTAAGTGATACTAATTCCCCACCATTTTCATTATCGGATACTTTAGATTTTTCAAAATAAAATGATTGTTTATTAAGTTCTAATTTTCTATTAAATTTACCTTTCATATCAAAATAATTACTATTTAATGTATTAATATTTAATGTAATAAGTTGGTCTAGATTAGTAGCAGATTTCAAAAATAATGGTATATCTTCAGCACCTGTACCAACCGTGCTTTTAGTTATAACAAAACATTGATTTAAACCAATTTTATAAGTCTTATTGCTATATTTATCAATAGTAGATGCAGAACCAATATTAAATCGCAAATTATCTTCAATTTGTGTTAAATATGTATTGGGTAATGAATATGGTTCTAGAGAGATAAGTAAATTATTATATTTATAATAAATATCATTTAGAATATTGTTATTTTTAGGGATAACTGCTTGATATAATGCTAATAAATCGGGTATTGGTTCTTCAACTTCGCTAAATCTCATACTACTTGGTTTTAATCTAAAACTTGAATCTTTGAATATTGCCAGATAATTTTTCATATTAGTATCATTAACTTGGAAATTCATAGTAATAAATTGGCATCCATAATATATACTTTCCGTAGAATCATAATTACTAGAGATAACATCAGTTGGATTTTGGGGTTTTATAATAGTCATCCCAACTTTATTAAAACACATTAAATTATTAAATAGTTCTTTATCATTTAATATAGTTTTACCAATAGAATCTTGATTTTGAATAATATACTCAATAGATGGATATTTTTGCTTAAATAATTCATTGGTTTTTGTTTGTTGTTTACTAGATAACTTATTATTATAATAGGTTGTATATGCGGAATTAGTAGGTAAACTAATATTGGCAATTTCAGTGTAATGAAATATTTCAAACATTTTATTAGTAGGTATTATATAAGGTTCTAATTTAGTGCCTTGATATTCTGGTGTTGCAAATATTATTATTTTACCTAATAAATTGCAAAGTTTTTCTAAAAATATTGGAAATGTTTTATAGTTTTCTACATTTACTAAAACATCACTAATAGTGGCTTGAATACTATCTGCAAGTACTCCTAACGTATATGCATTATTAGTATTCAAAATAAAATGGATTATAATAGGATAATTTATTTTTTTATTATTAATTTTAAATGCACTAGAACGAATTATTTTTAATACCATATTTATATCTAATGTATTTAAACTTGTTATTATTTTCTGTCCATATTGTGCAGTAGCAACAACAGGTAGTGCTTGCGGGGAAACATCAGATTCACAGATAGGAATTTGAATATACCGAGCACCAGATTGAATTACTTCTATAATCATATCAGTACTAACATAATCATAATGTTGATTGCCAATACACGGGGTCATATAACTGGAAGAAATATAATAATCACATAATTTATATTGCATTGATTGGTCTAATTGATAACATTGAGGTAAAGATTCTAGTTGCATTTCTTTTTTATATTCCATATTACTTATTACTTGGATTGCCCTAGAACTAAAATTATATCTGTAAATAAAATAACAAAGGAGAATTATAACAGGTATCATAATCATTAAATATACTCGTAAATTAGATGATAATTTATTTTTAATTTTATTTTTTATATCAGTAAGGTAAATCTGACTAGTTTCTGTAAGATTAGCTACACCATTGGAAACCCTATTATTTAGTGAATTCGCGGATTTTGATACACTTGATGTGCTTGATAATGTATTAGTCATTCTAGAATTTATATTTTTATTCATTTCTAACTATTCTCTTTTTAGTATTCTCTTTTTAGTATTCTCTTTTTTGTATTCTCTTTCTAGTATTCTTCTCTTTCTAGTATTCTATTATAAATTTTGATAATAAAACAAATATTTTTATTTATATCAATGATACTGTAAAACGGCAAAACGGCAAAACGGCAAAACGACAAAACGACAAAACGACAAAAGCACAGAGTAAGCAAAAACAAATACAATAAAAACAAATACAATAAAAACAAATACAATAAAAACAAATATAATAAAAACAAATATAATAAAAATACTAGTGCTTTAGCACTAGTTAAGCGGTTTGGCTGCAAGCCAATAAGGGGGTATTGGGGGCTTAGACCCCCTAAATTATTTATTCGTCCAAGTATGCTTGCAATTACAACATTGATAAAGGAAAGTCAAGTCGCTTTCATTCAACTTAATATATAGTACATTATTAATTATTTTTGTTTCAGTTAGTAATTCTGGATTAGGATTTTCCTTGTTTGTAATACATTGTGGATTAGGACAAGGTATATTATCTACGTGTGGTAGAGTAGGGTCTTTATCTAGATATTGAATATTTTTTTGGTCAATTTTAATTTTTTTTATTTTATAATTATTATTATATACACGTTTATATTCAGGTTCCTTGGTAATATCTATATTTTTCTTATATCCACAATTATTGCATTCTAGAACCAATAGTTTATTTGGATTTTCATTATTTGTAATCTTAGTAATTAAATATGATTCACAATCAGGACAAAAATTCATTTCTAAGTAATGTATTTATTATCTACTACAATATTTTTATATCTACTACAATATTTTTATATCTACTACAATATTTTTATATTATAATTTTCTAATATATTTTCTGATATATTTTCTGATATAGTTATTCTGGTAAAAGGTTTTTAAATTTTTTCAATTTCAATTTTATCTTTTTATATTTTATCTTTTTATATTTTATCTTTTTATATTTTATCTTTTAATATTAATTAAAAAAATATATTATACATTTATAAGATAACATATTTATAAACACATTTATAAACACATTTATAAAGATATTTATAAGCTAAAATAAAATTATTAAAAATGGCTATACATAAAAAGCAAAAGTCTCATTCTCAAAAGAATAAGAACAAAAGTAATAGTAAAAATAGAAAGCAAAACAAGCATCAACGAGGTGGCTTTATTGCAACTACTCGACCAAATCCAACTATGATGCATTCTATGAATCAACGGGGTGGCAGTCCTGCATCTACATTAGTAATGCAAGATACTATGAATCCCCCAGTAATGAATGATTATGTTACTTCTCCTCGTATTCGCGAATCTTGGTATGATGATTCCCTTGCTAGTCTAGAACCACGTTGTAATCAAATGGGTGGTAGTCCCTCCTCTGATTTAGTTATGGAACAATTAGAAGGTGTTCCTCAAACTAAAACATATCCCAATGGTTGGAAAGTTAAAGGCGATATGAATAGTTTAAATCTTTATGAAACAACTGGCGGATCTCGCAAAAAACATAATAAAGGTCGTAAAGATAAAAAACGTAGCAATCACAAAAGTAGTAATCACAAAAGTAGAAAAAATAATTCTCGAAGCCGTAAAAATAAAAATAGCAAACGTTCTCGTCGTAATAATAGAACTCGTTCTCAACGAGGTGGTGCATCTGATTGGATTATGTCCCAATATTCTCTTGGTCCTAATAATAATCCTGAAGCCTCAACATCTTTGTTCAGTCATTCCACGGCTACCTCACGCAGTGAATATATGAATCCTTCTAGCCTAGGACTTGCCGGAAGTGGATATCCAATGGGTGCCCTAGAAGGGGCTAATGTTCGAAGTGTAGGTGCCCCCCTAAGTTAGATATTATAGGCGAAGGAACCTAAGGTTCCTCCGTGCCACCTCCTCGCCTTCGGCAGACGGAAATTAAATAGAAGGAACCTAAGGTTCCTCGGTAATCTCATTAGGGCTTAAAAGGGTAATGTGTCTTTAGCCACATTCCGTTCCAACTCCTCTCAAAGGAAATATTTTTTTGTAAAACTAATAAAACTACATATCATCATACAAAATAAACTAGTACAATACAAAATAAACTAGTACAATACAAAATAAACTAGCACCATACAAAATAAACTAGCACCATACAAAATAAACTAGCACCATACAAAATAAACTAGCACCATACAAAATAAACTAGCACCATACAAAATAAACTAGCACCATACAAAATAAACTAGCACCATACAAA